CTGACATTCACTGCATTTGCCCTAGAATACTTTGACGTTCTTGTTATGTAAGAACTTCCACCTCTGAAGACCTTGAGCGTAGTTTGCTCAGGGTCTTTGCAATTTGCCTTTCATATTCCTTACGGCTGATACTGGTTCTTTGCAGTTTGTGCCATTCTTGAACCTGTTGTATTGACTTGATCCCAACGGCTGTAAGCCCCATCTTTCCTGTCTTTTCGTATCGCTTGGCGGCTGCTTTCAGTTCGATTTCAGCCATCATGCAATCAACCAGACACTCTGGGCCAATTCCGTCACGTCCCATTTGCTGACATACGTTGTTCATATCCACAATATCCTGCCAGTAACGCAGAGTTCCTTTTCCCGTCATCATGGCATCAATCGCTTCAGATTCTCTGTCTGTGAGCGTTTTAAGCGTTTCTGGAGGCGTTATGCAAGCACCCTCTATTGCCATTGTTATGGGGTTTCTTAGTTGGTAAACCTTGCGGCGACATTGTTTCTTCATGGGTTCTCCACTGCCAATGCGATAAATGATCCTAAAAGAATTGAAATTACAACAAGCAAAGCAACTCCTGGGCCACGAGTGTCAAAGTTATATCCTCCTACCCAAATCACAAAAGCTGCTACTAACTGAAAAATAAGAAAAGCGATAAGACCCTTCATAGACCCATCTTTCCCAAAGCTGCCTGAAGTCCTGCAAACCCACCTACTCTTTGATCGCCAATCCAGATTTGTGGAAGCTGGCGAACGTCAGGATATGCGTCCAGGAAGTTTTGCTTCCTCACTGGATCATCCAAGTTCACTTCATCAAAATCAAGACCTTTTGACTTGAGTAGGTTTTTGGCTTGGACGCATAGTAGGCATCCGCTTTTTGAGTAAAGAGTAAATTTCATTCGTGCTGGGCAGTTTCTGCCTTGGTTACAGTTGTTGTTGCAGGATGGGCAGGTCATGCGTTCTTCTCCTTGAGTTTGGCTTCGATGGCGCAATACAGCGGCGCACCAGAATAAATTGTGGTCAGGTCGATTAGTTCCTGATTGGTCAGCCCCACCCACGGCTTGCTTGCTGGTGGGGATGTGAAAGGGCCGCATAGCGCATAGACAGCGTTTTGCACCAGTGCGTCAGGGTCAAAGTCCACTTCTTTGCCACAGTTGGTCGCTCCGCGAATGGCATAACGCACGGCAGACACTACGGCGTTGCGCAGTTCGTGAGTCAATACCGGCTTGCCCAACTCAACAGGCTCGTATTCGCCCTCGTTGTACTGGCGATCGGCATACAGCCAATGATCTTTTGGAAGCGGATACGACATCACAGCAAACGCACTGCCATCAGGCAATACGGTCACCGGCTCCTGCTGCTGTGCTGGCTGCTCCTCAAGCGACCAGTGACACTGTGGGCAAACGTACGCAATGTGCCGACGCTGTGCTGGCTGCTCGGCCAGTGCTTGCCGGTATTTGCGGCTGTCGCCTCCAAGCGCGTCGATATAGTTTGCTGCGCCTTCCAGCGCCAGCTTCAGCGCCTCTGTTTGTTTTACACCCACAGCGCACCTCCAACAAAAGTAGTTTTCACGTTTGCCACTTTCTTCGACTCTTTCATCTTCCGATAGCGTTTTGCATCGCGCTCTCTTTGGGTTTGTCTTGGCGGTCTTGGCACGTCATCTCCAAAACCAAGACTGAAGATCGCTTGCTGATAGCGTCCGGTTGTGTCGCGCTGCCATCCAATGACATAGACACAGCCTTCTTCCTTGAAAGCGGCCAACAATCGGCTGACATAGTTGCGATGAAGTCCGGTGCGTTCAGCAAGCTCATAGCGTGTTCCTTGGCCTTTGAACAATTCTGCAATCAGGCTTGCTACTTGTCGGTGGCTTTCGCAAGGTTCAATTTGTCTTTCAGTTTTCATTTTCAACTTGCTTCCAGTTGATAGCCTTGTCGATCTTTTCCCAATCAACCAGGTCTGTGATGTTTGCGCCACGGTAGAAAACTTGTGCGCCTTCGTTCATGTGTGGTGTTGTTTCGTCCCAATGAATGTCAAAGTAAACCTCAACAACATCCATTTCGTAGTGAATGGACTGCCAAAAATCAAATTTGCGCTCGGCTTCTTGCTCAGTCATGCTTGTACTCCAACGTAGTGCAGTGCTGCTTCAGATTCAAGTTCGTTGATCTGTTCAAGTGACAAAACGTCAGTTACGTCAACATTTGCGCGGTAAACATTGATTCGGTCGATTAGATCATCTTTGACTTGATAGACGACTTGCACTGCTGCGAGTGCGTTACCTGTGAGTGTGATAAATGAGTTCATTACGGTTCCTCGGTTTGTGTGTGTAGTATCACAAAAAATCAGGGTTCAGGCATTAGGAAAAACCCTTAGGTAGTGGCACATCGTCAGGCCAAAGATCGCGGATTTTCATCGCATGGATTGTCAGATAGTGAGCATCAAACCACATTGCCATGCGTTCAGCCTTTGAAAGAGTAGAACCTTGATCTAAATCAGAATGACAGCGAAAACATAGACTGGCGATCAAATTGTCATCAGCCTTGATTCCCCTTCCTTTGCCACCACCCCAATTCGTATGCGCTGCCACGACAGTCCCGTCATCGGCTCCACAGTGCTGGCAAGGAATTTGTCTTGCGGCTTCTAGTAGCTTTTTGCTTCGGATGTACTCATGTTTTGGGAATTTCATCTTGAACAATCTTCCACCACTTTTTGAATTCAATAGGGTCATACCAGCCGTTTTGACCACCACCAGTTGACCGATGGACTATTTTTGGCTTTGGCCTGTCTTTCCTAACCATCTTTGCTTTCACATTCTTTTCAGGAACTCCAAGCATTTCGCATATCTCGTGAAAATTCTTCAATGGCTTGTTGATCTTTCCTGAGATTTGACGCTTTCTAAAATCTCCAATGGTTTCAGCAAATTTCATCAATGCTTCCAATGCTTGTAGGAGACCACTTAACTCCACGCTCGTCACCAAATGCGTGAGCCAACGTAATCAAGTCTGACATTTCCTCTTTTGTCATGGCACTGGTTGACGTTCCAAGCATGACAAATCCACCGTCTATTCCAGGCACTGCCTTTTGCTTTTTCAGGCCAGCGGTCAGCAAGTCCTTGAATTCCTCTTTGGTCAGCGTCTGGTCATACCATTTGACCTGTTTTGACAGATCGGCAAGGCAACTCCAGAAAAGTGCGTTTTGATCCAAGCTGCGCTTTTCACGCTTGACCTCGATTTCCAGCTTATGCCCTGCGTTCAGCGAATCTTTGATCTTCGGCCAAAGCGTCAGTAGTTCGGCATGGGCTTGCTTTGCTGAATACAGCTTAATCTTCACAGTTCCAATTCCTCTCGGAAACACACATGGACAGATGCGATTGCGTCATATCGTTTTGTCACATGAAGGCTGACGACTTGTACATCGTCAAGATAGACAATTCCGTTACAGGCATCTAGAACGGCCTTCGCCACATTGTCTATATCGTGGCGCTTTGGCCTCTCAGAGCCGTTTAAACAAGCCTCCAGGCGTTTGTTTGAATAACTTGGTGGCACTGCATAGTTAATGTAGATGTAGGCCGCTACAGGCGTTTCTAGCGGCTCATTTGATCCCATTGCAGCTATCGCACTTTTTGCAACCTCTGCTTCATATTTCATTGTTTCTTTTGGCGTGTAGGTGCGGCCAATCAATGTGAAACGTGGTCGTTTCTTTGGCACTGGATCGCCGTACACGCTGAATATCACTTGAAACGTCACAGCGGTGCTTCCTCTGCTTGCTCTCTCAGCTTACGCTGATATTCACGTTCTTGTTTTGCTGTCCAAGGAATAGGTGGATTTGGAAATGGCCACATCATGCTTCCCTTGCTTTCAGCATGGCATCTGCCCATCTGTATGCAGATTGAGCCATGTGGTCTAACGTTCTCCACCCATCGGAATCATCTGCGGCAAAACCCTGCATCGCCTTGGCCGCAAAGTAGTCGCGTAACGTCATGCCGCCAGCACCACATTCTTCTGCATCAACAATCCCAGCATTACCGCCAATGTGAAGCGAGAATGGGAATGCTGGGCCGCCTGTATTTGTACTCATAACAATTCCTCGTTTTTCATCATTACCATGTAATTGCGGATTCGTTCAACCGATCCGCGCCCATACCGCTTTTCCAAGAATTCCATGCGCTCATTTGTCAGCACTCGGTTTCCTGTTGCTTTCCAGGTTCTAAAAAGCATCCTTGCCTCAGACTGCTCAAGCTGAACACGATCAGATGGATTCTCTATTGTTCTTCTGCTGTATGCCATACGGAAAAACCCTTAATCAAGGTCTCCAGTCATCCGTAAAGCCTCGTCAACGATCTTTGCAGGGTAGCTTGCGCCATCTTTTAGGCGGTCTAGGATTCTCATGGCCTCAGCATGGCTCATTTGTACCCCAATGCTTTTGCGATTTCGCTTTGAAGATTCAAGCCAATTTGCGCCTTTGGATTCGCGCCTGAAATCTTTACAGGCTCTGGCGGCTTCAATCCTCGTTTGCGATACATCTCGTCAGGCGATCTGTCGCCAGCCAAAAGAATCTGCTCAACTTCACGGCCATCGTAGGCTTTGTAAAGCTCGCAAAAACGATGCTGTAAATAGCTCAGTTGGTCTGTCTCGGTTCGGCAAAGTTTCGGCCATCCACCCATATCCCTGATTGCGGCGTGTGTTGCTGGATCGCCAAAATCAACATCGGTATAAGCTCCGACTCTGCTCATGGCCTCGTGAACACGACCCCACTCACGCAAACTCCGGTCTGTCTTTGTGCCGCCAAGAATGCGAACAATATCCGCAACTTTTGGGGCAAACTGGCCTTTGTCCGGGTCTGTTGCGTGCTCACTCAAAGCGCGGGAGACTTCAGAAAACTCGTAGTGTTGACACCCATTCCACCAAACCTGCAAGGCAAACTCGCTAACGTCCTGTTTCCAGTATCCAAGCGCATCAGCCACAAGCGCGTAAAAATCCTGTTTTTCAGCTTGATTCATACCAACCCCTCTTTCTTCAGCAAACGTTCAACAACGGCACGATTAGAGGCCTCCAAAGCCTCTTGCTTGTTCATGCTCTGCCTTCCAGTTGGAGGTAACACCTTTGCAAGCCATTCAAGAGGCTGTAAAGGCTTTGTACGAATGCAGTCACGCAATGCGTCAATCAGGGCATCGTCACCATGAGATTTCCGCAACCCACCGAGAAACGATCTGGCTTGTTTATCTGCTGTTCCTGCATTGGTCAACAATGGGAGGCCATAACCGAAGATGATTTCGTCAGGTGTCAGCGGCGACTTGTCGCCAGTAGCTTTAGCTACTGAATATTGTGTATTGTGTTCTGTGTCTTGTGTAATGGGTATTGTGTTATGTGTAGCATTGCCTTCGGATTGCGTTCGCAATGTGTTCGCATCCTTTTGCTTGCTCCATCGTGCTTTTGCACTCTGACTGGCCTTGTCTGACTTTTCATCAGCTTTGGAGATTTCTTTGTCAGCACGATGGTGAATCCATCCATCCGCAGTACGCTCGAAATACTCTTGCAATACGACCGCAATGCAATCGGTATGCGAACGCATACGAATCTGCCTTGCAGTTTCTTGTATATCAAGAGGGATTGGTGATTCGTGAAGATAGTACCAATCAAGCAAACGTCGATAGGTCAAATCTTCCATCTCAGAAAGATGTTCCGTATGACTTTTATAGTCACCAATGTTGAACTGGTAGTAGTGCATTGCTGCAACCCCTATGTTATACCCCTGAAAGAAACTGCGGCAGGCGGGGGTCATCGCTTTTCGACAAGGTAGCTACTCCCTGTCTAGCCGTGGTTTCAGATTAGTTTACCACGCTCTCGGCGGCTTGCCAAAGTAAATCTTTGTCTTGTTGTCGTCGCACAGCTTGAACGTGATCGTCCAGCCGCGATCTTTCAGGTCACTTAGCCGACGATGTGGCGACACGCTCGGCAGTGCTTTTGCTATCTCCCAGGACTTCACACCCTGCTTGCGCTGGAGTAGCTGTTTCAAGATTTCGATTTGTGTCTTGGGTTTCTTGCTGAAAAACATCTTTCTTACCT